GTTTGAGATGAAGAGAAAGAGAGAATTCCTTGACGAGTGCACTAACTTCAGAAAAGATGGATAAATAAAAGCAGCCATGCTGTGTCTAAATGCCGAATCCTGGTTCATTTAAAGATTTTAATGTAACATTTAAAAAACATCCAGTTACTAACGACTTAGTAACGGTGAAGGATAACGCTGCAATAGCACAATCAATAAAAGGTTTATTACTGACAACTAGAGGAGAAAGACCATTTCAACCTAGGTTAGGAAGTGGTATACAAAATATGTTATTTGAACCATTAGACTATGGTTCTGCTGCAATGTTAAAGGGGGAGATATCTAATACTCTTCTTGCTTACGAACCTAGAATTTCTGTAAGAGCAATTCGTACTTTTATAGATGATGCTAATAATGGATATGATGTAGAACTTGAGTACTCGATTGTAGGTAGAAACGATAGACCAGTGGCGGTAGAATTCTTCTTAGAGCGTACACGATAATGCCTTATACTCAGGTTGCTAATTTAGATTTTAATGCTATCAAGACTTCTCTTAAGGAGTATATGAGAGCACAGTCAGATTTTACTGACTATGATTTTGAGGGAAGTGCATTAGCAACTCTCATTGATACACTTGCTTATAATACTTACTATACAGCGTTCAATACCAATATGGTAGTCAATGAACTATTCATTGATTCGGCAACGTTGAGAGATAATGTAGTAGCATTAGCAAAGCAGTTAGGATATAGACCAAAGAGTGCAACTGCACCAACAGCATATATTTCTTTTAATGTAAATTATACAAACCCTACATCAGACACAGAACTAATATTAAAGTCAGGTACAGGATTTGTTACAACATATGATAACACTCAATATCAGTATATTACAGTAGAGGATGTAAAAGGACAAGTAATAAATGATGTCGCAACCTTCACAAACGTTCCTATTCTAGAAGGAACACAGGTAATTAATACATTTACTGTTAGTTCAGTAAGTAAATCACAAAGATTTATTTTAGATAATAGAAATATTGATACTAATACTGTTAAAGTAAAGGTATATCCTAGTGGTGGTTCGTTTAATGAGCCATATTTACTTGCTGATAACATATTAGGTGTTGATGGAACATCAAAAGTGTTCTTTATAGATGAGATTGAAGACGAAAGATATGAAATATTGATGGGTGATGGTGTATTAGGAAAGAAATTAGATAATAATACACGTATTGAAGTATCATACTTAACAACATCAGGTCCTGATAGTAATGGAGTTAAGTCATTTATATTTTCTGGTGTAGTAGAGAATCCAAATGGTGTATCACCTAATGCATTTGATGTTGTAGTATCATCAGTTACACCTTCTGCGGGTGGTGAAGAGATAGAAAGCACTGCTAAGATAAAATACACTGCTCCTAAGGCATATGGCACACAAGACCGTGCAGTGACCGCACAGGACTACGAAGCAATTGTAAGACAAGTATATCCAGCAACAAGTGATATCATTATATTTGGTGGAGAGGATCAAGATCCACCACAGTATGGAAAAGTATTCATCTCACTAAAACCAACTGATGCAAGTTATCTTACATCATTAACTAAGTCACAGATTGTTGCTGATCTTAAAAAGTATGTTGTTGCATCAATAGAACCTCAGTTAGTGGATCCTTCTATTCTATTTGTAGAAATGAGTAGTAAAATCTATTACAACAGTGGTGTTACCGATCAAACACCTTCACAGATTAGAGATAAGGTAATTGGTGCTGTACAGTCTTATATTGATACAAGTGATACTGAGAAGTTTAATGGTAAGTTTAGGTATAGTAAGTTTGTAGGTGTGATAGATGATGCTGATGTTAGTATCAATTCCAATCTCACTAGTGTCACTATGAGAAAAGACTTCTATCCTCAGTTAAATTCTACATTCTATTATGAGGTATGTTTCCAAAATGCATTTGATGAGGACTGTGATGATCCAGTCTTGTCATCCACTGGTTTTAGGGTAACTGAGTATCCTAATTTTGATGTCTATGTTGAAGATAGGAATAAGAAAATTGTCCTATATAGACTAGATAATGTAACAGGTGAAAAGATTGTCCTCGACAGCGATGTTGGAGATATAGATTATGTAAAAGGTGAGTTAAAAATGTATGCTCTTACAATTATTAAAGGTAGCTTCTTTGATAATCGCATTTCATTAAGAATTAAACCATTATTAAATGACGTTAAGGCAATGCGTGAAGTGTATCTTGACGTTGATGTTGCCAATTCATCCTTCACTGCATATAAAGAGTAAGTAAATGGTCGTTGCAAAGACAAAACGGATTTCCAATTTAATAGAATCGCAACTTCCTGAGTTTATCAGTACAGAATACGAATTGTTTAGTAAGTTCGTAACAAAGTACTATGAATCACAGGAGGTGCAAGGTGGTACATTGGATGTTATTAACAATATCCAAAAATACGCAGATATTGATTACTATGAACAAAACCTACTTAGACAGCATGATGTGTTGGACACTAGTATCACTTCTTCTGATACTACAATTGTACTACAAGATGCAACGAGTTTTCCAAAAGCAGACGGATATGTAAAAATTGATGATGAGATAATTTTTTATGCAACTAGAACAGATACAACTTTAAGTGGATGTTCTAGAGGTGTTAGTGGTAACACAACACTTGGTGATTTATACCACAAGAGTGAATATGTAAGCACAACATCTGCAGCACATGTTTCTGGTCAAAAAGTTTACAATATCAGTAATCTTTTCTTATATGCTTTTGTCAAGAATTTTGAGAAACAATACCTAGGTTCATTTCCTGAGAAATATCTTAGAGGTAGTGTTGATAAAAGAACATTAATAAAAAACATACAGAATTTTTATAAAGCAAAAGGAACTGATAGTTCTATTAAGTTTGTTTTTAATAGTATTGTTGATAAGGACTTTGATCCTCTTGATCGTACTAACTTAGCACAGTTTGAGTGGTTTATAAAATCTGAGTTTGATAACATTGCTATAGATGTTACAAGTCCAAATGGTCAATTCTTAGTTGGTGATAGAATTAAAACTACCACTGCTAGTGGTGAGATTGCTAAGATTGTTAGAAATGATCAGAATGTAATTACAAGAGTATATCTAAGACAAGTATCTAGTACTTTCTCTCTTGGAGATAGTGTTACTGGTACTATAGGATCAACATTTACTGCTAGTACAGTATATACATTTCCCAATGGTATTTTCTATATTAACTTTGGTAAGTTGCCACAGTTATTTGGAAACTTTGAATATGGCAAATATTATTTTGCACCAGAAGGAATTATAATATTCCAAAACTGGCAAATCATATGGAATCAATCCGATCCTTCTAACTTGCCGATGCCTGTGCATCCAGATGGTCACCCTATGAAGTTTAGTACTACTAGAGAGGGTACATTACTTGGTGGTCAGCAATACTATAACAGTAAACCTGTTCTAGGTGTCAAGACAAACTATGACAATCAATTCCAACCAGAATTTATGATGGATGTTGGTGAGTCTAATAAGATTTACTATTATTGTGCTTACCATCGTTATATGTCAGGTCTTGATGGTGATGAAGGTTATATGGAGTTGGTTGCAAATACAAGACCAAGAAAAATTGTAAAACCTGAGGTATATAAACCAAAAGATTTTACATACAAGTCATCTAATGCTGATTGGGTTAATGTATATGCACTTAAGTGTAAAGTTATATCTGGTGACGTAAAGAATTTAGTAGGAAAGAAAATTGTTCAACCTGATACGGTTGAGTATGATTATGCAGATGCTGTTGTAGATAATGTATATGCAGATGGAACTAGAGATGGAGAAGTAATTTATAATATTGTTCTAGCATCAGAAACAGTTAATGGTACATTTGGTGTCTCAACTAAGACTCAACTTGAGAAAGTATTAACAGGTACTGCTACAGCATCAGGACAAAGAATTGATGTATTCTCTACTACTGGTTGGGATGCCACAGGATCTATATTAATTGGTAATGAGACAATTACATTTAGTGATAAGAATGTAACTCAATTCATTATTGATGAGAGATCAGCACAGACTGCTGTACAACATGATGTGGGTACATCAGTATACAAACCAGTTACAATAGCAGG